GCGCTCTGGTGGGGGGCTTCATGACGCCTCCTTGCGGAACGCCCGGGCCGCCTTCGCCAACGCACCCCACGACGTGTAGGCGCGCTGGGCCATCTGGCATCCGTCCCACTCGCACTGCCATGTGCGGTGCCACCGGTCGGTCTTGATCCGGTAGACGGCCCAGTGGGGCCATGGCCCGGCCTCGATCGCCCGAAGGATCGCGAAGCGCACGAAACGGTAGGCACTCATGCCGTCCACCGCCGTGACTGGCGGGCGGTCTCGACGACCAGGCCCACGAGGACGATGGCGATCGCGGCGGGCCGGTGGGTTTCCAGTAGGGGCAGCCCGACGGCGGCGGCGAGGACGGCGATCATGAGCCGAGCCCGATTCGGCGTGCGGCTTCCAGAACGGTGCGGCTGGTGCCTTCCATTTCGGGGCGCAACGTCTCCGCCGCGTCCCGGTAGACGTCAAGCTTCGCCAGGGCGCGATGAGCGTTGCGTTCACGCACCACCCGGCCCCGCTCGAGAACGGTCCAGTCAGCCTTGTCAAGCCGCACGTAGCGGAACTCGCCAGAATCGGCTTCCACGGCGATCGTGGACGGCAACTTGAGTCCGGGGAGCACGGGCTGGCTGTCCTCGTTGTCGGACAGCTTCGACATGAGCTTTGTGGCCTGCCGACGGGCAGCATCAGCGACGAGTCGTTGCGCCTCGGTGGCAAACACCTCGGAGTGCTGTTCGTAGGCGAGGTTCACGACCTCGTTCGCTGATGCGTCGGGGTTCTGATCGAGCAGCACGTCAGCGGCGTGGCGTAGAGCTTCAGCGACGTTCACGTGGTGCCTCCTTCCTGTTGTGATGTGATGTGCAGGAACTCGGCCAGCCACTCGTGCGCGTCTGACGCGGCGTCGATGACCTGCTGGCGGTTGCCGAACCGGTCGCCTTGGTGGCTGACCCAGTCGGCGGGATCGGTGGCGGTGATGTCGTTGCAGCAGCGGACGAGTGCGCCGCGGCGGCGGGCGCGCTCCGTGTCCACGGCGGGGTCGACACCTCGCGGGGTGATGCTCTCGGCGATGGCCGTGAGGTCGGCGCGTACTTGGCGGGCCTCTTCGATCTTGGCGAGCACCTTGCGACGGCTGACCGGGGTCTCGTCGGTGCCTTCGGCGATGGCGGCTTCGACGGCCTCGGGGTTAGCGGCGAGCGCCCGGAAGTCGGACCGTTCGTGGCGGGTAATGTCCGTCGTGACGGACTTTCCGTTGGCAGGTCGGCCGCGCTCGGCCTTGCCAATCAGGATGCCGACCCTCGCTTCAAGCCGGAGCTTGGCAGCGCGCATCCGGTTCGTGCCCTCGGTCGTCGTCGCTGCGAGGTACTGCGCCAACGCGTCGAGCTTGTGCCCGGCATCACGCAGCGCCCCGATGTCGTCGGCCGTCTCGGCCCACTCCTCGACCGAGGCGCACAGCGTGCCCACCTTGGCGGCGACCAGCTCGGTCGGCTCGGGGATGGCCAGCATGGTCACGCTGCGCCGTCCTCGGCCTTCGCAGCGCGTTCGGCGGCGAACCGTTCGACCTCGGCGATCGTGAACAGTCGCACGCCACGTTTGCCGGGCAGTTTGTCAGCGGCGGTCAGGTTTCCGGCGAGGACCCAGCGGGTCACGGTTTCGGGTCGCACGTTGAACCGTTCAGCGACCATCGCAGTCGTGAGAAACGTGGCAGTCATGCGACGTCGGCCCACGGTGAGGACGGCGGAGCGTAGGTGGGTCCGGACATGAACGGCAGTCTGCGCCTAACGTTTGGCATGTGTCAATACCGAATCTGCGGTTTCCCACGATCGTTGACGTCGTGTGCACAATGGTGCCGTGAACGTCACCATTCCTTTACCTTCGCTGTCGGTGGTGTCAACATGTTCGAGGGGGAAAACGGCGAAAGCCCGGCCGCCGATCCACCTTGGAAGGGTGAACCGGGGCCGGGCGGGTGCAGACGGGTCGCGGCGGCGACGTTACCGGAGGGCGGCGATTCGTTCGATGAACCGAGCGGCGATCTGCGGGTAACCGGACCGGAACGGACGGCCATCAGCGCCGGTCACCATCCCGGACAACGGGCCAACGAGTTCGGGGTCGAGCCAAACGCGGGTGAAGTCTCCGGTTGCGCCTTGCTCGTTGGGGTCTTCGGTCTCGAACCAGCAGACGTGCGAGATGTCCCGGTCCGACGCCACCCAGTCGGCGAGGATCTGCCCGTACCGAGCCGCCTGTGTCTTGAGAGCGGGGATCTGGCCGGCTGGCATTTTGCCTGGCAGGTGGCCTCCGGTTTCTTCGAGACCGATTGCGACGACGTTGGGGAGTTCGGCGGCGAGCTCGTCGACAACGTCGATGCAGCGGGCCAGATGGTCCGCCGAGCCGAGGTCCTTGAAGTAGTGGTCGAAGCTGAGGACCATCCGGGTTCCGGCCGGCATGTTGCGGGGCCATGCGCGGCGCACGAGGTCTGCGGCGCCGGGCCGGCCGGTGCCACCACCTGCGAGGTTGAACGACCAGCGCGTCTCGCCGTAGCGGGCACCGAACACTTCGGCGGCGACGTCGAGGACGAACTCGTACCATGCCTGGTAGCTGTCGGCCATCAGGATCGACAGTCGTTGCGCTTCGGCGGCAGCGATGTTCGGTAACGGGGTGATCGTGAACGCCCAATCGAACGGGTAGCCGTTGCACTCATGGTTGGGACGGTCGATGATCTGGCCGACGTGGCCGAGAGCGATCCGGTTCTCCCACATGCGCCGCAGCCGTGGCCGGTCGGTGTCGATCGATTCACGGAGCCGCCGTGCGCCCGCCTCGATCTGTGCGGGGGTCGCCGACTTGCCTCGGGCGTTTGCTCCGTCGCCAGTGTTCCACGCTGCGAGATGCTGCCGGTCGGGGAACGAGTCGAGCGCTGCGGCGAGCCGATCCCACTTCCCGTAGGTGAGCGGCTGCTTGCCTTCGAACACGTGGATGGTGCGCGCCTTGCGGCCGGCCCGGGTTTCGAAGGGCGGTACCCGTAACGCGTGGGTTGGGCCACCGACGACCTTGATCCCATGCCGGTCGGCCGGTGCGTGATGGTCGGCGGTCGGGTCGAAGTCGCGCGGCAGGTTGGCGAGCTGCTCGAGCAGCCGGACGATCTCGGCCTGTGCGTCGGCGCGCTGGTTGGTGCCGGTCTCGATGTTGGCTTCAGCGGCGGCCTTCATGGCAGTCGCTGCTTCGATGAGGGTGACGGCGTGGTCGAGGCGGGCCTGCTGGGCGTCGATCGCCGCGAGGATCTCGTCTCGGGTCATGAGACGTTGACCCTGGCGGTGCACGATCCCGAGGTGTAGGACGAGCAGCGGGCCCGGATCCCGGACGCGCCGGCCGGGTCGGCTTTGTAGCGCCAGGTCTGACTGTTGCCGACGGTGATGGAGACGGCTTCGTCTGCGGCGACGGCGTCATCGATGCGGGTAGCTGCGATCGAGTCCCAGGTGGTGCCGTCCCAGGTGGCTTCGAACGAAACGTTGAGCGCGGCGGTGGTGGAGTCGATCTCGAACACGACGACCCGGCGGCCGGCATCGAGGCCGGTGACGCTGGCGGCATCGTTGGCGGCGCCGAGGGTGGCGGTGGCGGTGAATGCGGGCATGGTGCCTCCTACGGGGCGGTGGAGAACGGGGTCTTGGGCACGGTCACGGTGATGTCCTCCGCTGTCGATGGGCTGGTGGTCTGGAACTCGATCGAGTAACGGCCGTGCTGCTGGGTGGGGAACGTGAACGAGTAGACGCCCGTGCCGGCTTCGTCGACGACGCTGGGCGCGGCCTGTTCGGTGCCGTCGGGGTTGATCACTCGGGCGACGGTCGTTGCTGCGTCGGTTGCGGTGCCGGTGTCGTCGGTGACGGTGCAGGTCACCTTCACCTGTGTGCCTGCCTTGACGGTGTAGTGGGTGGCCATCAGCACTCCAGGGGGACGAGGGTGGTGGTCGGCCAGGTGGCGGCCATTGAGGCCGTGGGCCAGGTCACGGTGCAGGTGACGGTCGGCCAGGTGACGGTGAGGTGCACGCAGCCGGGGTCGGCGGCTCCGGCTACTGCGCCGGTGGCCGTCTGAGCCGAGGAGACGGTGCTCTCGGCAGTGGCGGTCGTGGTGCGGGTGGCTGTCGCGGTCTGTGCGGTGGCGACCGTGGAGAACCCGGACACGTGAACGGTGCGGGCAGCGGCGGCCGTCCCGGTCGGCGAGATGGCCGACGACGCGGCGGCGTTGACGGTGCGTGACGATGCAGCGGTCTGTGCCGAACCGATGGCTGAGGCGGCGGTCGCTCGGGTTGTCCGTGTCCCGCTGGCGGCCTGCCCCGAACCGATGGCGCCGGCGGCGGTGGCGGTCGTCGTCCTGGTCGCGGCGGCGGTCTGCGTGCTGGCGATCGCCGAGCTGGCGACACCGGACACCTCGCCTGGCGAATCGACCGCGCCGATAGCGGTCTGTGCCGATGTGATGGCCGAGGCCGAAGCGGCGTAGACGGTTCTCGATGCGGTCGCGGCCTGTGCGCTGCCGACGGCCGAGGCTGCGGTGGCGGTCGTGGTGCGGGTGGCTGTCGCGGCCTGGGCAGAGCCGATGGCGCTGGCGGCGGTAGCGAGGGCCGTGCGGACCGCCGTGGCGGTCTGTGAGGACCCGACAGCGGACACGGCCGCCGCAGTGACAGTGCGGGTCGCCGTAGCCGTCTGGCCTGATCCGACAGCACTGGCACCCGTCGCAGCCGTCGATCTCGTCGCAGTGGCGGTCTGGGCCGACCCGATAGCCGAGGCTGTCGACGCCAGAACAGCCCGGGTAGCGACCGCCGTTTGAGCCGACCCGACTGCGGACACCCCGGTAGCGGCGACCGTCGAACCGGTCCCCTGGATGACGAACAGGCCGACACGGGCAAACCGTGAGGTCGCCCATGTCAACGTCAGCGAATCGTCGGCCGAATCGAGCACCTTGTAGCCGTAGGCGACGACGTTGCCGTTCGATTCGTCGACGATGTAGCCGTTGTCCGGGGTGAGGCTCCCACCGTTCGTCGATGGCCACGCTGCCAACCAGAAACCGACATCGCCCGACTGGGCGGTACCGACATCCATATCGCCGGTCGTGGTGGCTGTCCCACTGAACGCCGCGGCGGTTCCCCGCAGGGAGGTCGACGCGCTCTGGACCCGGTAGCACTTGGCGTCGATCGTGCCGGCGCTCATGTTCGTGACCCGAACAGTCGACTCGGAACCGTCGCCGGACTTCACTGCCGCCAGAATGTGCTGGTTCGCTGTCCCGCCCGGCTCGTCGATGATCTCGGTCCACCCGGCAGTGGACACCTCAAGCGACGACGACGACGACGCAGACTTCGTGGCGATGATGACCAGCACATCTCCGGCCGTGTGCGAAGGGATCGCTACATCGAACGTGCCTGACGTCGTGGTATTGCGCGTGCCCTCGGTAACGGTCGCCATCGAGCACCGCCCCTAGGGCTCAGGCCGCGATGTTGGAGAACGACACGTCGAAGTCGCCGATGGCGATCGTGAGCGTGTCACCGGTGACGACCGGGTTCGAGGTGAGCGTCCCGGACCACAGGAACGTGCCTGCGGTTGAGGCGGTCCACGCTGACCAGTGGGTCGGGTCCTCGGTGCCGGTCGCGGTGATGCTGGTCCAGGTGAGTGCGCCATCGGAGGCGATCGCACCGGCCGACGCAGCGCCGCTGGACAGCTGCTTGCGGGTGGTGTCGGTGAACGCGTTGGAGGTGCCCGCCGCGCCCGGGTCACCGCTGTGGAGTTTGATCCACACTTGGGTTGGGGCGGTGTAGTTCGTGGCGTTGAACACTGCGTCGAGCAGAGCGTTCGCCGTTGCGGCTGCGAGTCCGGTGGTCATGGGTCAGTTCTCCTTGTTCGGGACGACGTAGATGCCGAACACGCCCAAGATTTGGACGGCGCGCTCGACCCACGTGGGATCGATGAGACCGTCGGCGGCGATGGCGAGTGCCAGGGCCACGACGGCAGCGATGGTCTTGCGGTAGCGGGTCATGACGGGCCTCCGGGGTGGTCGACGTGGTGCTCGAGGTGGTGGGCGAGCCGCTGTTCGGTGTGCTCGGTGCGGTCGTCGATCCGGGCGATCGCCTTGTCCATGCGGCGGATGGCGTCGAGCGCGCTGGACCCGTCGTTCGGGCGCAGCTGCTTGGTGCTGTGGCGCGTGACGATGGCGACGACAACCGACCCGAGCGCGGTGACCACCGAAGCGATCACACCTGCCTCGTCTGCCGAGATCGCAGCGATCACGCGGCGACCTGCACTGCGTCGAGCCATGCTGGGGTGACGATCATCAGCCCGCCGGTCTTGCGTTCGAACGGTTCGGCGTGCACGGGGTCGAGCCGGGTGCGCACCGGTCGGCCACTGACCGTGGAGACCAGCCAGCGGTCCGTGCTGGCGTACGTGGCGACAACGAACATGGTGACCTCCGGGGGGTTCTGAGTCGACGGGTGCCCGGCGCGTTCGAACGCCAGGGTCCTGGCGCTCACGGCGTCGCCGAGGAAGTAGACGAGATGCCACGGCTCACTGCGCTCGATGCCCTTCTCCCACGAGAAGCCGAACGACACGGCGTTGGCTTCGAGCCAGGCCAGCAGCCCGCCCGTCAGACCTTCTGGGGCAGGGTCGCCGTCGGTTTCTTCGGCGGCGTCGACCGAGCGGCCCTTGCCATGGTTCGAGGCACCCGGGCGCGCTGCAGTCGCCATGCCGGGCTTCAGCCGCCACCATCGGGCCTGCCACCACTTCCCAGGCGGCGTCAGGTGCGGAGTGAACCGCTGACGGAACAGGGCCTCCTGGTCGGCCAGGGACCGGTACATGCCGGTGGCGTCGAGCCGGAACCCGGCATCGAGCGCAGCAGCCGCCATTGCCCGCCAGCCACGAGCCGGGGCGGGCAGGAGCCATCCGAACCGGCCGAGCTCGGGCATCACCTGCACCATTTCGTCGGTGGGGATCTGCCCGTTGCCGTAGCGGGCCGAGATGGCCGACTCGATCGGGGTGACGACGGGGCGGCTCACACCGGCTCCGTCAGCACGTACACCAGGGCGCTGGTGCCGGACACCTTCAGCGCGCCCGACGGCACGGCACGGTTGTGGCCGGTCACGAACGCATTCGGGCCCCACCTCGAGATCACCGTGCTACCCGCGCCAGTCGCCAGGCCGCCTTCGGTGTTCGTGGTCGACCCGACGCCGATCAGGCGGTGCGCTGCGCCGACCGTGCCGAGCGTCGTCCACGTGCCATAGGTCGTCGACGCCGACGCCGTTTCCCAGAGCGACTCGGCCACCGACAACGTGATGGCCGGGGCGGTCGGTGTCCACGTCAGCACGGGCTTGATCGTCAACGAGCTACCCGAGGTCGCCACGGTGCACTTGAACCGGAAGTGCACCGTCGACAACGAGGCCGCCGATCGGGGTGTGACCGGGGTCGACATCATCACCGAGTTGCCGGCCTGGACGAACGACATCGCCCGCTTCCACACGGTGGTGCCGCCGTCCAGCGAGAACTCCATCAGCACCACGGCCGATGAACCGAACCCTGCCAACGAGGTTGAGCTGATGCCGATCTCGGTGCAGTACGAGGTGCCAGAGGGTGACGTGCCGCCCGAGGTCCACGACGACCAGGTGTCAGCTGCGGTCGAGTGGGTGAGCGACGCCGAGTTGAGCGTCAGGATGCTCGACTGGCCCTGCACCGTCTGGGCCGGCGAAGTGAACGAGATCGGCACCCATGCCGACCCGTCGTAGTACTCCAACTTGATCGGACCAGCGGCGTTGTTCCGCCAGGTCACCATGCCCTGCGTCGGGCTCGGGATCGCCGTGGTGCGGGCCGCCGCAGTGGCGAAGGTCATCACCGACTGATCCATCAGGTACGTGTTCATGTCGGCGGCGTTGACCGTCTCCGCACGAGACCACACCTTGCGGCCCATCAGCCGGTCACACCTGAGCGAAAGGCACCCATGTCGTCCCGTCCCAAATCTCGACCAGTTCGGTGTCCAGCAAGATCGCAATCGGATGAGTGCCCGACACCGGGGCCTTCAACGTGTAGGCCGTATCCCTCGCCGCTGCCGACGCGAACACCTGCCAGCGCATATCCATCAGCGAGTTCAGCTCGGCCGCATACACCTCGTCCGACGAGGCGAACACGTGCTCATCGGAGAACTCGGTGCCGTAGGAGGTCGGCACGGTCACGTTCTGGCCGAGTTGACCCTTCGTCGCGGAGTTCAACGTGAGGCTGTCCCACGCCCACGACGGCTGGATGCCGTAGTCGGCCTTGATGTGGAACGCCCCCGCAGTCGTGATTCTCGTGCCCGACCACTTCGCCGACCGGATGAACGACTCCTGCGTGATCGTGTAGAGCGTGCCGTTCGTGGTGTTGCGGCACTCCTCGATCAGCTCGATACGGTCCCCGATCCGGGTGTAGATCAGCTCGTTCTGCCACGACCCCACCGCGGTCTCGGCGGTGAACCCGATGATCATCGGACGGGGCTTGGGCGCCACCGACAGGGCCAGTGAGGCCAGCTCGGCCACCGTCGAGTCGTCCTCGCAGATCAGGTCGGTGCGGGACAGGTCCGCGTAGCCGAGATCGGCGATCGAGTCGAGATCCTGCACCATCTGCTCGACCCCACCGACCCGCTGGTAGCGGACCTGGTTGCGGACCTCGCCGAGCCCCGACGACTGCTTGATCGATGTCGTGATGCCCTTGGCGAAGGTGTTCTGGTTCGACCAGAAGCGGCCCACGCTCACGGTGGCGTCGTAGGACCGTTCCCGGTAGAGCAGGTTCCCGTCGGGGTCCAGGAAGATGTAGCCGCCACCCGACTCGGCGGTGAGCTGCATCTGCTTCCAGATCGAACCGGCCAGCGTGGTGGCCTGCAGAGTCACGTCCGGTTCTGCGTCGAACGAGCGCATCCCGGCCGGCCACCCGGCCGCCTCGGCCAAGCGGATCAGGCGGTCGATCATGTCCTCCCCGGCACCTTCGGCCACCGAGTACGGCGTGACCGCCGCTCTCGACAGGATCTTCGTGCCATCCGTCGCCGTGATCGTCGTGCGCGTCGACGGGCTCCTGGTGTCGGGCGGCTCCAGGTCATCGAGCTGCCCGTAGAACAGGCCGACACCGGCGATCTTGATCCGCACCGGGGAACCGGGCCGCACGTCCAGACCACCCAACGTGGCCGAGTAGAACGCCGACGCTGTGTTGCGTGGGTCGAGAGCCCGGTCGGAGTTGTCGAGCACCATCGAAGCACGCACCGGCGACCACGACAGCGGCGGGATCCACGGGGCACGGAACCCGCCGGAGACACTGAACGAGAGCACCCGGTCGGACACGTTGCGCCAGGTGCCCGGCACCCAGTAGGTGCCGGTCCCGATCTCGAAGGTGCAGGTCTGGTGTGCGCCGGCCATCAGGCCGCCACGAGCGTCTCAGACCGCACTCCTGCCCGCCCGGCCGCGTCGATCGCATCGAGGAGCGCACGGCCCAACTCCACCCGGTCGGTGGTCGCGTCGATCTGCCAGTAGTGGTTGTGCACCGTGACCGACGAGCCGCCCTCGCTGCGGCGCAGGCCGCTGCCGAGCACCGTCATCTGGTCGCGGGTGAACACACCCTCACCGTCCTGCAGGAGCGCCAGGCCCTCGCCGCGCCCCGAGTTGAAGATGCCACCGGTGTGCAGCCTCGGGATGTCGATGGGGTCGACAGTGAAGGACTGGCCGAACGGTAGGGAAACCTTGAACTCGAGCGCGCTGTTCACCTTGTCGATGACTGCGTTGATCGCGCCCTTCACGGCCTTCGCCACGGCTGCGGCGATGTCGGTGGTGAACCCGACGACACCGGAGATCCCTTCGCCGAGCTTCTTGATGATCTCCTTGCCGACATCGAGCGCAGCAGACCCGACCGCCCCGAGGCTCTCCAGGATGCGGCCAGGTAGATCGGTGAAGAACCCGACGACACCATCAACGCCTTCCATGACCCGGGTCTTGAGCGCGTCGACCTTCTCGCCGATGGCGTTCTTGATGCCGTCCCACGCCGTGCCGATGCCGGCCTTGATCCCATCCCAGGCGAGGCTGAGTGCCGCCTTCAGGTTGTCGAGGGCCAGGCTGACGATGCCCTTGATCAGGTCCCACGCACCCGAGATGGTCGACTTGATGCCGTCCCACATCAGGCCCCAGTCGCCGGTGAACAGGCCCTTGAACGTGTTCCACACGCCCTCGATGATCTGGAAGGCACCCGAGAACACCGTCTTGATGTTCTCGAAGGTGTTCTTGATGTGATTCCAGATCGTGTCGCCGAAGATCGCCCACGCGCCCTGCACGATCCCGATGAACCCAGTGACCGCGCCGATGATCGCATCGAGCACCGGCTGCCCGTAGGTGGCCCACGCCTGCGTGATCGCCTGGATTCCCGACTCGATCGCCGCCTGGAAACGAGGCCAGTTCGCCTCGATCCACCCGACCAGCCGCTCGATCGCCGGGAGCAGGGTCTCCACGAACCACGTCGCCAAGGCCGCCAGGACCGGGATCAGTTTGGCGCCGATCTCCTCCTGCATCTCACCGAACTGCAGCTTGGCGATCGCGAGCTTCCCGGCGGCCGTCTCCGCGCCCGCAGCGGCCTGGCCCTCGAACGTCTGGCCGAGCGCGGCGAACACCTCATCGGCCGACGCACCGGACTTCACGAGGTCGGCCAGGGCGGGGTCGAGTTTCTTCAATGGCCCGAGCTGCCCGTTGTACGCCTTCGCCAGCGCCTCGGACACGGTGGTGAGGTCCTTGCCGGTCCCTGCCGAGATGTCCATTGCCAGGCTGGCGAGCTCCTGGGCCTTGCCCACATCCTTGGTGCCACGCGCCAGCACATCGAGCGCCGGCCGGAGCTGGTCATCAGCGACGCCGAGGGCCCGGCCCTGCGCGCTGATCCACTCCTCCGTCGCGGCGATCTGATCCGACGTCGCGCCGGCCACGTTCCCGAGCGTCTTGGCGAGCGCCGCAGCAGCCCGCTCATCCTCGGCGGCCGCCTCGGCCATGTTGAACGCTGCGAACCCGGCAGCAGCCAGCCCGCCACCCAGCACCGCAGCACCGGCACCGACCTTCGACAGGCCGCCACCAAGCTTCGACAGGGCACCGTCCGCCTCGGCAGCCGCACCCTTCACGCTCTTTGCGTCACCGAGGATCTCGACCTTGACCTTCTTGGTCACATCAGCCACAGGTCACCCCACCATCGCAGCCATGTCGGCCATCAGGTCCCCAGCCGCGCCCAGCGACGCAGCGCCCTTGCCTCGCAGCAAGGCCTCCAACGCGTCGGCCACCGGCTCGAGGATTCGGTCCTGTTCCTCGCGGATCGCCGGGAACAGCAGGTAGCCGGCGTCCATCCCGTTGCCCCGCCAGTCGGGGAACTGAGGCCACCGCTTCGACCCGAACTCGACACCGAGGTCGTAGGGCTTCCCGCCGAGCGTCACCGCCGACGACGCAGCCGCCTTCGAGGCCTTCAACCGCCCGGCCGTGGCCCGCTGCTGGCGGGTCGTAGCGTTGGCCTGGGCCGCCTGGACCACCCGATCGGCAGCCTCCGCCAACGCCGCCTTGAGCGCAGCGGAACCCTCGAAGTCACCGGCCGCCTTCAGATCCCGGGACAGCTCCTTCAGGCCCTCGACCTTGACCGAGAAACCACGATGAGTAGATGTCGAAGATCGGGCCATCGGTCACCTCCGCGCTTGGCGCTTGGCCTCTTCGACCCGACGTTTCGCTTCCTCGTCCTGAGCAGCGATCTCATCGACGAGGGTCACGATGTCGGCCTCGTCCTCTTCCCACCACTGCGACGGCAACCCGCCGACGCGAACGACAAGCTGCGCGATCAGCCGGCCTCTTGAGCCGGCGGCGTAGGGTCCACCGACTCCTCCTCGACCGGCTCGGCCTCGACGCAGACGCGTTCGAATTCCTCGGGGGTCGCCGGCCAGTCTCGGAGCATGGAGCGTCGACCGGCATGGTGGACGGCCCAGCGCATCGATTCCACCTGTGGCAGATCCGAGATCCTCGCGCCACGGTTGCGTTCCAACGCCGAGAAGTCACGCTGATCGGCCCACACGAACCGCTCTTCGAAGTCTGGTTCGGCGTCGATGTCGACCTCGACGCCTTGCGGGGAGCGGTCGAACACCACCCGGAACTTCGTACGGGTCGACGCGATGACGCTCACGGCGTGGTGTCCGGCGAGACGAGGGTGGCGGTGAACGCAGCGGCGTCGGTGGTGCCCATCGGCTTCAAGGTGAACGGCACCTTGAAGATCTCCCGACCGGACGCCGTCGGCTGCCCGGCATCCATGCGGGCCGTGCCGGCGAACGTCAGCGAGTACGAACCCGAGGTGCACGGGATCGAGTAGCTGGCCACCGCGCCCGACACCAGGTTGTTGTGGAAGGTCAGGCTCTCGAACTCGGCGACACCGGAGATCTCGATCGCCGTGAGGCCCTTCTGGTAGGGCTCACCGATCACTGACGAGCCGAGGAACAGGCGCTCCTCGTCCAACTCCTGGGTCATCGTGATCGAGATCTCCGACACCGTGGCGTTGGTCGCGCCCATCAGCGAGATGGTCCCGAACTGGCTCCACCGGAACGGCACCGCGGAGGCTGCGTACGACACCGCGGTGAGCCCGGTGGCGGTCGTGACGGCCCGAGCAATGATGTCGGCCTCGAACTTCACGGCCTCGTTCTTCGTGCCGGAGATCTTCACCATGCGGGTCTTCACGCCGGTGTAGGAGAACGGCTGCACGGTGCCGTCCGTCGAGGGGCGGCCGACCTGGATCGACAGGCTCTTGCCGGTCGAGGAGCCGGGGACCAGCGGCGTGGTGTACGGCCCGGCGCCACTCGTGGAGCCCGAGCCGAGCACGTGCTGCAGGAAGATGCCGACCGAGCGGTCATACAGCAGGGTCTGGATCGCGCCCTGGTGGATCACCCTACCCGGGGCCTGGTCGTCGGAGTGCTGCGTGAACCGGCCAGCGCGGATCACGTCGTCGTTGTCGATCCGGGAGTAGTCCGGCTCGATCGATTCACCGATGATCGGGATGTGCCTGGTCGGCGCCACGAAGGTGCCGTAGGTCGATTCGGCAGCGAGGCCGACCGACCGGGAAATGGCGCTGCGGACGGTCATTCCGTTGCCTCCTGGGGGTCATCGACGGGCACGGCCTCGTCGCCTGGGGGCTGGGGCACGCCGTCCACCAGCCACGCACCCGACAGCACCGTGCCGTCAGGGAACTCGCACTCATCGCCGAGCAGCACCACCAGGCCGTCGACCTCGACGCCACCGGTCTGATCGCCCACATAGGTCGCCTTCACGTCGTCTCCTCGCTGTAGGTCTGGGCTTGCACCGTCATCTCGACCACCATCGACACGCCGCACAGGTCCCCGTTGTCACCGATCCGGCCCGACTGGCGGATCACCCGCGTCGGGACCACATCAACGCTCCGAGGGCCAGGGACCCCTTCCGCGCCCGTGTTGACACCGAGCGACGGATCGTTGGCCACCACCTTCAGCAGCGCGGTCAGCACTGCGTCGGCCAGATCGTCGGCCTCGGCCATCGAGGCATCGGCCGCGGCCAGCGCGTTTTCCGCCTCCACCGGCACCAGGCACGCCGCCTGGATCAGGACCCGGAACGTCGTGTCCTCATCCCACCGGAACGGGGCACCGCCACCGAACACCGCGATCTCGCCGGACGTGTCGGACTCGGGCACGATGCACGCCCACACCATCGACCCGGACTCCTGAGTGACCAGATCGGCCCGTAGCGGCCGCACGATCGACACCTGCGCCGTCGTGCCCACCTCGGCAGACAGGCGCGTCATCAGCGCCCGTTTCGCTGCCGTGAGTGCAGCGGTCACCGCATCCCTTTCGGGAGCAGCTCGGACCGCAGCGCCATCTTCGCCGCGTCCGGCAGAGCGAACTTCGGGAACGCCAACTGCGGCACGTCGTAGTCCTCGGTGGCGCCCAGGGAGCGCTGCTCCATCCGCCACCAGTTGCGAAGGCCGATGTGCATCGCCTCCTTGAAACACGCAGGCACGGCCGCCGTGTCGGCCACCCGGCCGGACACGTAGCTCACCCGGACGTTCGCGCCCCAGCAGTGGTCACGCTGCCCGTAGCGACGGATCAGCGCACCGGAGCCGGTGGCCGTGGTCGTTGAGTGGGGCTCGAGCAGGTAGCCGCCGTCCACTCCCCACGTCTCGGCCGTGAGGGTGTCGGTGCCCTCTTCGACCGTGGAGACCGATGTGATCGGGCCGCGGCGCAGGTGCAGCAGCCGTTTCCCGGACCGGTCGGTGTGGATCTCGTTCGACACGGTGACGCGCACCACCGGGCCGCACAGATCCTCGATCTGTTCGGTGAGCGCACCCACCATCAGCCCCAGGATCAACACCTCACGCTCACCGTTGTGGGTGAGCTGCACCATGGCGCGGGCCTCCGCCTCAGTGACGAGATCGGAGGCCCGCTCCACGTACGGCATCGGTCAGCGCTTCCGCTTCGCGCTCTCGGCCACAGGGGCCTCGGGCTCGGCATCGGCATCGGCCGGATCATCCGCACCGAACCACGGTGCTTCACCGTCGGCCACAGGGGCCTCGGGCTCGGCGACCGGTTCGGGTTCGGGTTCGAGCACCGCACCGAGGCGCGCCAGCTCGGCGTCGACCTGCGCGACCCGGTCGCCCAGGCCTCGCAGCTCGTAGCCCCGCCGCTCCTCGAGCAGGCCCCGCATGATCGCCTTCGGGTCCATCAGAAGGTCGGGGTCACGAGGCCGGTGCCACCAACGGTGGAGATGGCCGACGGGTACCGACCTGCGATCAGCAAGCTGAACTTGCCGACAGCGAGACGCACCTTTTCCGGTCCGATGGCCTGTTCGAACGTGAGCTGGAACAGGCTGTCCTCGAACAGGTGCACGTCGAAGTGGCGGACCACCAGGACCATGTCCTCGTTGGTGCCGGCCCCGAGGTTGGTCGGGATCGAGGCATCGGTGACGACCGGGAGGCCCTGCAGGGTGCCGACGACCTGGCCGTACTTGGCCGCCTCGCCGAACGCCGTCGCGGCCCACGCCGGGACTTCCATCTGGAAGTTGAACAGGGGCCGGCCCTGGGAGTCGAGCGCCGAAGTGATCCAACCCCAGCGGCGGGGGTGCATCACGATCAGGGTGGCCGGTGCGTACCGGTTGGAGTTGATCCGCTGGATCGCGTCGGCGAACTTCGGCCACGCCTCCGCGACGGTGGGGGAGGCGTCGGTGTAGGTCACCGCGTTGATCGAGGCGACCTGCATCACACCACGGTGCTGCGGGGCGGTGCCCGAACCGTTGAGGACCGACAGGTTCAGCGCGGTCTCGGAGGCGGCGATCAGATCGGGGAACAGGATCTGGTCGACCACCGAGTTGCCACGCATGAACACGGTGCGGCTGATGTCCTGCTGGCCGGTCACGAGCCGCACCGAGTTGGTGAGGTCGGTGACGTCGTAGTCGGTCTCGGAGAAGGCCGCGCCCTCGTCGGTCATCGCACCGCTGGTGCCGGTCGTGCCGCGGGGCACGGTGAACGAGATGCCGTCGGGGCCGAGAGGGGTCGAGCCGATCGCGTTGCAGAACGGCCGACCCGCCCGGGCCACCGGGGCGAACTTGTCCAGCAGGTACTTGGGCGGGATCGCACCGTCGAAGGCCGAGGAGGTGGCGTCACGACGCTCGGCGCCGAGCGTGATGGCGTTGTTCCGGGCGATGCGCTCCGCGGCCTGCGGGTTGAACCCACCGATGCCGCTGGCACGGAAAGCGTCGACCAGCCACGAGCGGTCGCCGTCGGGGCGGTAGATCGCCTCGTCAGCACGCACCTGCGTTCCACCGGTCCCTGTGACGGGCTGGCCGAGGGCGGCCATCGTCTGGGCAAGCGACTCGCGCCGCTCGGCCTCGGCCACCAGCACATCGCGGCGGGCGATCAGCGCCTCCAGTTCGGCGTCGAGCACCTGGATGGAGTCACGGAGCTCGGTGAACCGGGTGTTCTCCTCGGCGGTCATGTCCCGGGCCTCGGCCGCCGGAGCGGTCAGGACCTGGTCGAGCTCGGCGGCCTTCGCGGTCCGCTGAGCGATCTTGTCCGCGATCTTGTCGCGGAGCTGGGTCAGGAAGTCCATGGGGTTCTCCTCCATGTCGTAGGGGGCGTCCGCGCCGGGGTGGCGCAGGCGAGACGGCTCGGGTGGGCTACGGGTGCCGACCAGGTGGAGCCCGTGGGGTCCGGCGTGGTCGGCGGCGCGTGATGCCCGGCGCGTGCCGGTTGGATCAGTGGCGGCGCAGCGCCAGCGCGTCACGCTGGGCCAACGCCACAGCCAGCGGGGTCACCGCCGGGGTCGTGGTCGGCGCGCCCTGGCGGGCGTGCACATGGGTCGCCGGGTTGGCGGGATACTTCACGCCGGCCACGTCGAACAGCTTCAGTTCGGTGATGAACCGCTCCGTGTAGTCGGCATTCCATTCCTGGCGCACCACCTGGAACGCGAAGCTCATCGAGTCGATGTCCGACCCGATGCGCATCACCACCTCGTTGTTCCACTGGGAGCGCATGTCCGGCCGGGCGATCGCCAGCAGGCCGACCTTGTCCGAGTCCAGCTCCAGGGTCCGGGCCTTCGTCGATGCCACCGGCAGGCCCTCGTGGTCGAGGAGCCAGTACACGTCGTCACGTTCGGCCACCGACTTGGCTGCGGCGCCGGCGGCGATCGTCTCGTCCCAACCCCAGGCGGAGGCCTTGCCGCCCATCACCGGGTAGGCGTAGTCGTACACCGTGGCGTAGCCGTCCAGCACCGGCTGCTCGGTGCCGGCGTCACGCACCTCGAGGCGCTGGCCGTTGGCGGCCGATCGGCCGGTGGTGCCGCCCTCGACGAGGAAGCGGCCGGCGCGCACGCCGAGCTGATCGAGGGCACCGTGCTCGGCAAGCCGGGCCTGCACCTCGGCGGGCAGGGAACGAAGGTCACGCAGCATTGCCACCCTCCTTCAAGGGGTCAGGCGTCGGCGCGTCCGGGAGCGTCGTCGCTCCGGGCGGCCACAGGTACTCGCCTCCGGTCCCATCCGGGATCGGGTTTTCGTCGTGCAGCGCACGGACGTCATCACGGGACTGGGTGCCGTTGCGCACCCGCATGTCCTCGATCTTCGCCTGCGTCATCGCATCGCCACGCAGGAACAGGCCGACGTTGAACTTCATGAACTGGCTGGCCGGCGACACGAGTGGATCGCTCATCGCCTCCTCCAGGAGGCGGATCACCGGGCCCAGCGTGAACTGCAGCAGGGCCGACATGCGCTGCTCCAGGTTGGCGTAGGTGATCGACGACCCCTGCTGCGCGACGCCGACCATCTCCGGCGAGCGGATCCCGAGGAACCGGCACACGTCCACGTCAGTCGCGTTGGCCACTTCCAGGAACGCAGCGTCCACGGGGGACAGCTGCCACACCTTTGTGGTGATCCCCGCCCCGTGCACCCACGGCTCACGATCACCGGACATCACGTCCATCACCCGGCTCTTCGCCTTCGCCGCGTCGTCGTCGCCGAAGTCCGGGTCGTCGTAGATCACCTCGAGCGTCGGGTGCCCACCGGCCTTGAAGAACGACTCCACATAGGCGCGGGCCGCATCAGCGACACCGAGCGACCGGGCCGCGACCTGCAGAGGGCTGATGCCCCACATCGGGTCGGCCGGGTCGAGCGCCCACGGCGTCCACCACACTCGTGAGGGATCGAGCGGCTTGCCGTTGTAGGACCAGTCGGCACCTTTGCGGGTCACCCGGTCAGGGTCCAGGAGCGCGATCGAACCGGGGTACAGCGTGCGCTGATCCATGTCGCAGTAGCCGACCAGGTTCCCCCGATACAGCAGCGACATGATCGCCATGTCCACCCACGACGACCAACGCACCCCCGCCATCGGAGTGCGATACCACTGCGGCGGATCGATCGGCTTCTGCACCCCACCACGCCGAGAGAACGAATCGACCGGCAGCTGGCGGATCAGGTCGGCATACAACCGGGACCCTGCCCAGAACGTCGACTGCCGACGGGCCGACTCGGGCGACACCGACATCAGCGCCGACGCCACACCACCACGCCGGAACGCAGCTGCCACCGCCGCTGCCCCGGCTCCTGAGCGGCGGGCCCGACCGGCGCGGCGCAGCAGACTCACCGGCCCGCCTCAACCACACCCAGCACGACCAGGCCGACGCCAGCGGACAACACCGACAGCTCAACCACCGGACCAGCGAACAGCGCGACCACCGCACCCACGATCATCGTGGCGCCGAACACCTCACACACCGACGTCACCCACGCACGCATCGCGCCTCCTCAGTACGACTTCGTCGACTTGCGAGCCGGCGAAGCCTTCGCCGCCCACAGAGCGACCGTCGCCCCCGTCGTCGGAGTGATGTCCACCGCCGACGACTTGCACGACCACACCCACCCTCCGTCACCAGGCTTCGGGTCCTTCACCGCGCCAGCCATCGACGACATCACCGCAGTCGCCAGACGCGACGGCACCCGCTGGCGGATCGTCTTGGCCTTCACACCCGCCACCAGATCACCGCACGCCGCGGCCATCTGCGCGCCCGACACCTTCAGCGCCACGTCCCCCAGCACCGGGACGAGCACACCGGCCGGGCCCGACGGATCGATGCCGACCTTTGCCTTGTGCTTCACCGCCAACGCCTTGGCCTTCGCCCCGATCGCCTGCACATCCGCACCGTGGTCGATGATCTCGAGGTGCCATCCGCCGGCCGATGACTCGCCCGCCACCCACAGCGCTGCGCTCGTCGACTCGGGCGACACCCCGACACCGAACGCCCGCCGCTTCCCGACCGTCGACACTGGCATCTCGCACTGCACCCACAGGTCCCGCAGCGACTCGCCCTCGTCCTCGTCTTCAAGGCGGCGGGACAGCGGCCACAAGCCAAGGCACTCCTGAGCGAACTGCTCTTCGGTCATCCGCTCCTTCTCGACCGTGAGCACAAACTCGGGATCGATCCGCCCGCCATACGAGGGATTGCCCTCGGCCAGGTGGACCGGGTTGTACAGGTCCGAGCGCGCCGCCGGACGGGCCGAATGCTCGAGGAGCAAAGGAACGCCCGGCACGCCTCGCACATGCAGTTGCCCTTCGGGCTCTTCGATCGAGAGCCCGAGGTGTCGAAGCGCTGCGATCAACGCCTGCCGTCGGATCTTCCACAGCACGTCCGACTCGGCCCGGTCGACGCCGAACCCGGCCGACGAGAAGTAGTTGATCTGCGGGTTGGGGACCGCCCGTAGCGACGGGATCAGCGCGCCCAGCACCACCTGCATCAGGACCAGCGCCTCATCCAGGATCACCCGGTCGCCGGTCAGGCCTCGGCCGTTGTCCCGCTCCCGGGCTACGAACTTCACGCGCCGACCGTCGAGCGTCTCAACGCCCAGCTTGCCGTTCGCCACCTTCGGCTTGTGGCAGCGCTTCCGCAGGTCGTCGCAGTTCTCGATCCAGAAGAACAGCCGACGGGCCTGCTCCTCAGCCGTGGCGAACTTGTGCGCCGAGTAGGTGCTCAGCTCGCTGTCGAACAGCAGCAGGTCACCCAGCTGCAGCGCCTCAACGATGACGCCCTTGCCGTTCTGCCGGCATACCAGGTCGACCGTCTCCATTGACGCCCACTTGCCGGGCCGCGCCTCGGCGCAGATCTCAACCAGCGCCAGCTTCTGGAACGGGTCGAGTTCCATTCCGACGCTGTCGCACAGGTCGATCAGTTCCAGGCCCGCCTCCAATGACGCTGACGGTGGCGCCACCAGCAGGCGCGGCTCCTGACAGCCGACGAGTTCGGCGGCGCTGTGCGGCATCGACTCCACTCCCCTCGCCCTCGACGGGGGCAGCCTTGGCGGCGTCGCCCATCAACTCCCGGAGCTCCCGGGCGACACCTGCCCGCCACGTCGGGGACGGTTCCTGCCCGTACTTGTTCGGCTCCGTGCCGTCGTCCAAAGCCTTGGCCAAGTTCCTGGCCGTTTCGACCACCCACGCAGGCGACTTCAGGCGCTCCAGCTCAGCGACGACGCCCGTCTCGATACTGCCCAAGGCGACACCCCCTCGTCACTTTTAGTGGTCCGATCCGAGGGGGGAGACGCGGCCAGG